ATTTATGTTTATCAAGATCCGCAATTGTTGAGATATTCAACGGATTAGGAACGGCAGTAGGAACACCTACAATAACGGTAACCAATAATCCTGGAAGAGCAACAGTGACTCCTGCAGAAATAGCAATTGCGACTACAAAAGGTTGGACTGTAGTATAAAATAAATAAATTATGATAATAGAAACAATACCTGAATTTTTTATTCATATAACAGCCGATAACGGCAAGTTATTAACCAACGGAGAAGTTGAAACAAAGGAAATATTTGCGCCTTTAAATAGCGATATAACTATGTGGGTTGAAATAGATGAACCCATTGAAATTTTGCCAGATGACAATACCAATTAAAAGAATAGAACCGATCACGTTTATAGGGATTGCTTTAGCATTTATTGCGCCAATATATCCACTAATGGCAACCGTTTGCACGTTTATTGTGGCCGATGCTTTACTTGAGGTTATAAATTCATTTAAAAATCATCAATTTTGTCCTACTTTTGTAAAGAGATTGATACTAAAATTTCTATCTTATAACATTTGTTTAATAATTATTTACGTTTTAGAGGTCAATTTATTAGGCGAATTTGTGAAAATGATTATAGGAGTACCTTTATTAATTACAAAGGTTATTAGCGTTGGTTTAATATGGTTAGAATTAAACTCCATAGATGAAAACTTTTTTAAAATTACGGGTAAAAGATTCGTAAAAGAGTTTAAAAAATTGATTATATTTGGCAAAGAAATCAAAAACGAAATAGAAAATGGACAAAATAACGCTTGAGAAAATACAAAAGGCGCATCCAAAGATTAGAGAGGAATTAAGCGTATATTATAGAGAATGCAATAATAAACTACCTAAACACGTTAGGATTCGTTTTAGCCATGTTTTTAGGTCGCCACAAGAACAAAGAGAATTATTTTTAAAACGTCCTAAAGTAACTAACGCTGATTCGTGGCAATCAATCCATAATTACGGATTAGCTTTTGATATTGTTTTATTATACGATAAAAATGGAGATGGCACTTTTGAAACTGCAAGTTGGACTATTGATGAACACTGGGATCGAGTAGTAAGCTATTTTAAAAGCAAAGGTTATGAGTGGGGCGGTGATTTTAAGTCGTTTAAAGACAAACCACACTTTGAGAAAAACTTCGGGTTTGATTGGAAAACATTAAAAAGTAGATTTGATAAAGGAATAATTATAAACGACAACGGAATTACATACCCTAAAATATAACAAAATGGAAAAAAAAGAATTGATTAATTTAGCATTAAAAGAAGTAGCTATTAAGTACAGTGAAAGTCCAGCAACTACAAACGCTGGAAGGTGGTTGAGGTTAATTGTAAAGTATTTGCCAACTGATTTAATTGTTAAGGCATTTGCACATAAATTAAGTAGGTAAACGTACTTATAGAGCTTCCCATAAGAACAGCCTTTAAGTCTTTTTTTAAACGGGATTGTGGTGTCCACGGTCGAAACTAAAACTGATTATTAATTTAATCGGTTTTTTTTATGCCTTTTATTTTAGTAATTGATAATTATTACTATATTTGCATTTATAATCATAAAAACAAAATACTATGAATAAAAAACTAAAAGAACTATTCTTAAAATCAGGGCTGTCAAAAGCCGAGTTTTCCAGAAAGTGCGGAATTAAAAAACAAAATCTCAATCCGTATTTAACAGACCTTTATGAGATGAAACTTTCAACTTTTGAAAAAATAAAAAAGAAGTATTATGGAAAATAATTTATTAGAATTATTTGCTGGATCAAGATGTATGGGAATAGAAGCAGAAAATTTAGGAATGAATGTTTTTTCAATAGATTGGACTCCATATGAAAATATAGATTTATCAATTGATATTGAAAATTTAACAAAAGAACAAGTTCCATTTATTCCTAATCACGTTCACGCTTCATTTGATTGTACAACATACACAATTGCTGCAATAAGTACACACCGTAACGGAACAGAAGCTAAAAGCGAATATGCGAAAAAATGCGACAAAGTAAATCAACACGTAATTTCATTAATAAAAGACTGGTTAAAAATCAATCCAAATATGACTTTTACTTTTGAAAATCCGAGAGGTATGTTAAGACATATGCCTTTTATGCAAGAATTTACAAGGCATACTGTATGGTATTGCCAATACGGAGATGATCGCGCAAAACCAACTGATATATGGACTAATTTAAAAAATTGGAAACCAAAACCAATGTGCAAAAATTACAAATATGATAAAGAAGGAAATATCATCAATAAACATTGTCATCACGAAAGCGCAAGAAGGGGAGCAAAAACAGGAACACAAGGCAAAAAAGGAAGTTATGAACGGTCAAAAATGCCAAAAGAATTGTGTTTTGATTTATTAAAATCATCATTATAAAAATAAATTTTAATTATTTATTTGCGTAATTAAATTTTATTACTTAAATTTGACAAATATTAATAACAAAAACAAAACACTATGAAAAACTTTCTTTTAAAATTAGACTACCAAATTAGATTTTGCTACATTTTAGCAATCATTTTTATCTTAAACTTTATTTTTAGATCATAATGGAAAACAAAGAAAAATTTAATGAATGGATGCAAAAGATTAAAAATATTTATTTTGCTGATAACGAACAAATGACTAACGCTTATAATAAAATCAATTAATATGAATTCATACGACGCTTGGAAAGATGGCAGGTTTAATCCTGAATCACCAATTAACCAAATTGAAACAGATGCCGAAATAGTTACAGGATACGATACATTATCACAAGCCTATTACAGCGGACACGAAGAAGCATTTTATAATCTTCAAATAGATATACTAAAAGAATTAGATATCCTTTTAGAAATAGCAAAATTAAACGCATCAGGAACAAAAAGCAGAATTGAGGATTTAATAAATAAATGTAAATAAGATGGGAGCAAATTCAGGAACATTTTTAGAATTAAGAGCGCAAGATTTCGTAACAATGTACGATGCAAGTTTCACAAAAAAAGAAGCGCAAAAAGTAGGTTTAAAACTTGTTACCGATTTACTGGATAATGGTAACGTTGACAAAATGGAATTTATCGCAAATTTAGCAAGATTAAGCGAGGTTGTAGGCACTGCAATGACAGAAGCGAGAAAACATATTACCGAAGAAAAACAAACGGTTATGGGCGTTGAATTTACACCAGTCAATGGTGGTAATACTTTGAACTATTTAGAAGATGCAATTTACAAACAATTAAAAAACGATCTGGATGCAAGGGCGGAATTGCTTAAATTAGCGCAAAAACAAAGCGTTATTGACTTGTACGGTAATGACGTACCAAGAGTAAGCACAACGCCCCGCAAATCAAGTATAACAATACGTTTCTAATAAAATTAAATTTTAACACATTATTTAAAACAAAGTAGTACTTATTATTAAATAATGTGTTATATTTGTATATGGAAAATAAATATTACATATATGCTCACGTAAGAAAAGATACTAATAGTATTTTTTATATTGGAAAAGGTTCTGGAAATAGAGCCTATATTAAATCTAATAGAAGTTTATATTGGAAAAGAATAGTTGAAAAATATGGATATGATACTATTTTTTTATTAGACAATTTATCTGAAGAAGATTCTTATAAATATGAGATTTACTACATTGATATAGAAAAAAAGAAAGGTAATTGCGAAGCTAATTTTACTATTGGCGGTGATGGTGTTAGAGTTGAAAAAAGATGGTGGAATGATAAAATATCTAAAGCGTTAACAGGAGTAAAAAGACCTAAAGGAATAGAAAGTAATACTTATAAGGATTTTTCAAATAAAGACGAATTATACGATTTATACTTCATTAAAAAGAAAAACTCAATTGAAATATCTAAAATGTTTAATGTTTCATATACAACGGTAACTTATAGATTGAAAGAGTTTGGATTTGAATTAAGAAAAAACGGAAAGGAATCAAAAAAAATAATTTGCTTAAATGATAATAAAGAATTTGATTCAATTAACGATGCTTCAAGATACTATGGTTTACATAGGGAAAATATATCTAAAGTATTAAGAGGAAAATACAAGCATACAGGAAATAAACAATTTAAATACATATAATAAAAATGAAAAATATTGCTATCGCTTTAATTAAATCTCAATCAGAGATGTCAGATGCTAAAAAAAATTCTGTAAACCCTTTTTTAAAAAATTCATACGCCGATTTGAA